TTGAGCGTGGCATAGGTCGTGATGGTCATTTCTTCTTCGCCTCGTTGCGGGCCGAAATGGCCTTGGCTTTAGCCTTGGCATCCGCCTTGCTGCTTGCGCCCCATGCGTTCAGTGATAGCAGAAGTCGTGTGGGTTTTCCATCCTCGTCACGCTCGGGGCCGGGCATACCGCCCATCCGAGCCAAGAAGGACGCCCGGCGCGGGTTGTCGCCCGCCTTTACCGGGGCCTTCAGGTTCATACCCTCGGCCTTGGCAGACGCGCGGCCCTTAGCGTTTAAGCCGCCTTTTGGGTTTTTTCCTTCAGCACGCTGCCAAGCCGGGGTTTTTGCCATCACTTGGCCTTCTTTGCTGTCTTGGCCGAAGCCTTGAATGCAGCCGCAGTCGGCGCGCCCTTGGTGCCGGGCTTCCGCATCTTTTCGCCTGATCCGGCTTTGATGCGCTCACGCTTTGCGTGAATTGCAGCGTAGAGACCGCCGGGCATTACTTCTTGCCCTTCATCATGCACTTGCCCATTGCCTTGCACTTGGCAGGGTTCGGGCAGCCTTTGCACGGGGTGAACTTCACTGGCTTTTTCATTTCTTCTTCGCCTTTCCTGCTTTGCTGAGAGCAATGGCAATCGCTTGCTTTTGCGGCTTGCCGGATTTCATTTCCGTGCGGATGTTAGCAGAAATCGTCTTGGCAGACGAACCTTTTTTGAGTGGCATTATGGCCTCCTCTGGCGCGGGATGCCGACACCCTATCACATCACACGATGCCTTTCAAATTGCGTCTCAGGGATGATGACCACTCATCATCCGACACCATCCCGGCCTTGTAGACGGCCACCAAGCCAAAGGCATCGGCGGCATGGCTGGAGAAGTCATGCTCTGGCCCAAGCCCGATCCCGCGCACCTCGTCCCGCTTTTCATGATACCAGCCCAGAGCCTCGCGCCCGCCGCGCGTCGTCTCCTCGTTGAAGCGGATTGCCGGGAACAGGCGACGGGCTGCGTCGATACGCTGCAATGCAGCACCGGCACCTTGGTTCTTCACCAGATCGACCACGAAGCCAGCCTCGCGCAGGTAGGACATGGGCGTGACGGCATAGACGCTGTCGTGCTTGCGACCGTCGTGCGGCAGGACGCAGACAGCCTCCTCGTAGTCATTGGCCCGGAGCCAGTTGACGTGCGCCTCGAAGGGCTGGCCAACGGCCTCGTAATAGTCCAGCACGCGCACCTCGGGGCCGATGAATTGCACGATCCAGATCGACGTGGCGTCAGACTTGGACGAGGTTCCGCCGATGTCCCAGCAGGCGTAGACCTTCATCAGCGGATCGCGCGGGATGAAGCCGATCCGGCGCTCAAGCTGGGCGTCGGTCAGGTGTTTGGCATAGTACGCGCCTTCGAGAACGGTCGCATATTCGCCTTCCCAGATGTGACCGTATCTCTCTGGCTGGTTCTCCAAGCAATCCCGGCGCTCTTGCTCTAGGACTGATGGGAACCACGGATTGTCTGACCAGTTGGCCCGGACAACGACCGATCCCGATGGCATGACAGGCCCGCGCAGAAGTTGGTCGATGGGATCGGTGGGGCGCGATGGGTTCCAGCTAAACCAAAGCTCAGAGTTCTCGGCACGGATTGTCGGGCGCAGAAGTGAGAGGGATCGGTCGGACAGGGATTGGGCTTCTTCAACCCAAGCCCGGTCGAAGCCTTCAAGCGACTTCACGCTGTCTGCGGTGTGATCCTGCATCCCTTGGAAGATGATGAGGCCATCGCCGGGCGTTTCGATTACCTCGCGGAATACCTTAAAGCCTTGGGCCTCGCCGAGGTTGTAGGATTGCAGAGTATCTTCAATCAGCTTCTTGGCGGATTGCTTGAGGGACTTTTGCACTTCACGGATGCAGACGCTGCGATGGCCGGGGAACATCAGATGCTCTTCGGCGAGAAGCCCTGCGAAAAAGCGTGACTTGCCTGAGCCTCGGCCACCCCATGCGCCTTTGTATCGGGATGGGTTTAGGAGCGGCGCAAAGGCCGCTGCCGTTCTGATTTGCAGGCGGTTCTTAGGCATTATCGTCTTTGGGCTGTACGATGACGCGTTCGATTACCTGCGGCGTCATGCTGCCGTCTGAGGATGTCAGGTCAACGTCGTGCTTTTCGCGCCAGCCTGCCCGTGTTTTCATCCAGAAGATCATGGCGGTGGTGTCGCCTTTGGTGGCCTTGTTGAACAGCGCACCGCCGACCGAAGCATTGGCGCGGGCCAAGGCTTGATCCAACTCCGCGCGATAATGCTTGGCCAAGGTTTTGTTGTCGATGCCGATGATGTCGGAGATGACCGCTTGAGGCGTGCCGATGGTGGCATGAAGCTGGACGAGCTTACGTTGCGCGTCGGTTGGTCTGTGCGTGCGATCTGGTGGGACTGCTGGCATTATGCGGTCTCGCGTTTGTTTTGAGGGACATATAAGAACGAAGCGGTCAAGCGACCAACAGACATGCTTTTTGCTTGCTGTGTTTTGGCGCGATTGCCTGGAGGCGAAACTCTGCTTGGTGCGCGGTCCATGATCCATGCGCTTGATCTGTGGCGATGACCAATCATAGCGGGGTGAGAAGTGACCGAGCGAAACTTCTTTCCGCGCTTGTGCAGCCATTCACCAACAAATTCTGACAACATGTTACCAAGACCGAAGCCCTGGTAATCCGGCAGTGTCACGGTTCGATGTTCTTTCCAAACGTCTTTGACCTTTGGGTGCGGAAACGGCAGGATCGCCGTGAATGCGGCAGGTTCGCCATCGAACATCAAAACAAAGCATGTTGATGCCTTGTTGATGTCTGCGCTCAGATAATGATTTCCTGCAAACAGTCGCCAAGCGTTGTGATGACACCGGAATATCTCGATTTTTGCGCTTGAACGACTTTCCGACCTCCATTTGAAAGATGACGCTGACACGTCATAGACCCAATCAGGCTGAAGCCATCCTTCAACATCGTAATGACACGTTACGGCAACGAATTGCTTTGATGTCTTGCGGATAGCCTTTTGCACCGCATGACTGCCAACCTTGGCGACATTGCGATCAACAACAGATGTGAATTCATCGAAGACGATTAGGCTGCGATCATCCGTCAGGCATCGCGCAAGTTCGCAGCGAAATTTCTGACCGTTGGAAAGCGCGCCATAAGGCAACAGCCATGCTGGGGGCGATGAAAAACCGACATGCGAAAGAGCATTGGTGATATCCGATGCTGACAAACTCTGATCGAAATCATCAAGCAGCGATGATGCAGCCCAAGCATAACCTTGATGATATGCCGCATCCCCGAAGGATCGCTTGGCGATTGTCGTCTTTCCTGCGCCAGATGCGCCAACGATTAAACCAATCTGCCACGGCTTTTCTTCGATTGGCATGTTGATGTGCCATTCTTTGCGAAGTTTCTTTGCAGCAGGCACGTCAAACATCCCGACGACCTTTTCGGTTCTGAATGTCGGTTTGTATTCGGCTTCGATCACATGGTCAAAATGCGGCATTTGTATCCCTGTTGCGTCAAAAGATTGAAGACGGTTTCTTGCTGCGTTTCATCATTGCATTCGACCGCAACCTCAAATGTTGCTTTGAGATCTTGTTGCTCAGGCAATTCATCTTCTGCTTCTGGTTCAAACATCGCATTCAATTCGCTGAGTTCAAAGCCCGTCAGGTTCAGGTCAAAGCCCTCGGCGTCCAAGTCCTGCAATTCGATCTTCAGCAGATCGTTGTCCCAGCCTGCGTCCAGCGCAAGGCGGTTGTCTGCGATGACATATGCGCGACGCTGGGACTCGGTGAGGTGCGATGCCTCAATGACGGGCAGATCGGCAAGCCCCAGCTTTTGGGCTGCCATGACGCGCCCGTGGCCTGCGATGATGCCGTTCTCTCCATCCACGATGATCGGGTTCAGGAAGCCAAATTCGCGGATGCTGGCGGCGATCTTGTCCACTTGCTGCGGTGAGTGTGTGCGGCTGTTGCGGGCGTATGGCACCAGCGAGGCTACTGAAACTGTTTTATAGTTGGGAAATGGTTTCATCTGTCGGTCCCCGGTGCAGATTGTCTGTCGCGCATCTTAACGCTTTACCGCCAAATATGCAAAGGTTGATCCATAGGCCCGCTTGCAGAAGAGAAGGGCGAGCTTGTCGGTCTCGGCGCGTGCAGCTGCATGGCGATGAATGCCGCCGCAATGCTGGCCGACATGGTATACGATGCGGTCGCCCTTCTGCGCCTCGGCCAGCGCAGTGTACAGGGCATCCGGCTTTGTGTCGCCGGTGATATAGATGGTCTGGCTCATTTGCCCCTCCATGATGTTTGCACATTACGCACCAAGATACACAAACGCGATAACTTGTAACCCATTGGCCTGTAAGGCTTTTCTATAGATATTATATGTTTACACATATATATATACTTACTTATTTCTCTCCCATAGGGGCTATAGGTGGTCTCTCTGGCTGTGATATTATGACTGATATAGGTGTAAACATCGCAAAGTTTAAACTTGCCGTTTTTGCCAGCGTTATCAATGGCTTGCAAGTTATTAGGCGTGTGTAAAATCGTGTGTAACATCACGCCACCACCCAAACATCTGGGATTTTCCCCTTCCAAGCCTTCTTACCGGCTTCGCGGCGGATCATGCCTGCGCTCACCATTTTGTTCAGGATCGGCTCAAGCGCCTCGGGCTTCATTCTCATGCGGTTTGCCAACACCTTGGTCGATGCGCCCTTGTCTGGGTCAATGTAATTGATGACGCGAGCGGCGATTGCTTCTTCTGGGCGGTCCTTGGAGTTGTCGTTGGCAAAGACAAGCTTGATCTTGGCGTCCAGTTCGGCGCGGACATAGGCGAAGGCCCAGCGCACATGCTCGGCGGTTCTATGGGCTGTTGGGATGGCCAGAATAAAGCTGATCTTTGCCACCAACTCATATGCGCGGCGGATCATGGCAACGGATGCTTCGCCGGTGTTCTCGCCCATCTCCTCGGCATAGGCGTGCAGCCACTTGGACACCTTGCGGAGCATTTCGCTGGCATCATCATCAGTCTTGACGGGTTCGCGGTCGCCAGAATATTCCACCCGCCCGCCGCTGTTCATCACGTCAAAGTTACCGCCGTGGAAAATCTGGGCCAGCCTCATAGCAAGGTTTTCCGGCATCGGGCGCTTGCGGAAGTTCTCGCGTTCTTCTGGATTGTTGTCGGTCTCAGCCACGATGATGGCGCGGCCCACAAAGCCCTGCGTTGCTGTTTCGCCGTCCATGATCTGATCGAAGGTGCCGGGCGTTGTGAAGCCAACCACGGAAAGAAACGGGCGGTCAAGGCCCTGATCCACCATGTTCAGCATACGCTGTGCGCGGGCGATTAGATCATCGCGGCCATCATCTTCAGCCTTGGCCAGCATCCCGCCAAACATCTTGCGAAGGTCGCGCTTGGTGTCGCCCTGTAAAAGCATTCGGCTATTGGCCTTGGAATAGCCCGACATGATCGCGCCAAACACGCTTTCGAGATACGCCGCCCCACCTCGCTTCTGGGCATTGCGAACTTTGATGAGGAAGATGCCGATCTCGTCGATGATGTAATACGCCGACTGATGTTCAATCAGGTTCCGCATGATTTCTTGCTCGGACTTGATGCCGCCTTGCAGGGCGTAATGCACGCCTGCCGCGATGTGCAGATCGGTTAGGGCCTGCATCACCGCTTCTTTCCCGGTGGCGCTGGCAGCCACGCAGAAGGCCAGCATGTTGGCTGTGACGCCATCGCGCAGGTCTTCATGGCGAAGGCCGCCGATGTTGCCGATGGCAGAAATGGCAGATGCCACGGCCAAGCGACGGCGCGGATAGCGGCACTGGCTGTCGATCCAAGCGGCCACGTCACCAACAAAGCCGGGCGGGGTGAGAAGGTCTAGGCCGTCAAGGGAAAAGGGTGGCGGGAAGCGGTCGTTGCTTTCTGGGGCTTCTGGGGCGGGCGGTGCGAAATCTTCTGCGCTAAACTCGTCCTGTGAATAGGATTGCACGGCTTGAGGTGATTGCCCGAACTTGGCACCGTTATAACCCGCCTCAAAGTCTGCGAAATCGTCGGCACTCATTTCTTACCTTCCATTTGATCTGTGGCCCATTTTGCAAAGGCCGATTGTTCGCTGGGCGACATGCGCCGCCAAAGCGCACCAGCAAGACGCTTAATCTGACGCGATGCAAACAGCGCATGACCGCCGCTCATGCCGCCAAGCCTGTCAACGGCGGCAAGCGCATAGCACTCAAGCTCGGATGGGTTGGCAGTCTCAGCCCAGAACCTTGCGTCATCGCGGGCAGTGCCGTCAATGAGCGGAAGCATCGGCAGACCAGCCGCGCGGATGTTCAGCCAATCATAGGCCGCCCATGCAACAGCCTCGGGGTCTTGCTCGGCCAGCGTGTCAAGATAGACGATTGCCTGCGAGACAATATGCGCCGGGCGTGCTGGTCGAACAGGCGCGGGAAAATCAGGATCGTGGGTCATTTGACAACCCTGTCCCACTGATTTTCAAAATACTCCGACAGAGCTTCTAAGGTGCGAAGCGTTGGGTTTTCGTTACGGCCATCGCGGATCGCAGACAGCGTGTTGCGATGCACGCCAGTCTTACTAGCCACAACATCTAGCTTTCGATCCTCTAAACACCACCTGATATGGGCCAACGTCATCATGTGAAAAAACTCCTCCTTTGTGCGTCTATGCCCTCTTGACATACTCTAGCGCACAATGCAATGTCAAGTCACCGGGTTGAGAGCCTGCCCCGGTCAGGCGAGGCACAAGGTGCCAAACATGAAAGGAACGATCCATGTCAATCATGGAGTTAGCACGCAAGCCGGTTGACCGGCCTGTCATTGTGACAGTTTGCGGCGATGCTGGGCGGGGCAAGACAAGCCTTGCAGCGGCATTTCCAAAGCCGATCTTCATCCGTGCGGAAGATGGGATGCAAGCCATCCCGGCAGACAAGCGCCCTGATGCGTTTCCGCTTTTGCAAAGCGCATCGCAGCTTTGGGAGCAAATCACGGCGGTGATCCACGAGCCGCACGATTACCAAACGCTGGTGATCGACAGCGTGACCGCCTTGGAGCGGCTGTTCGTGGCTGATGTTCTGGCGCAAGACCCGAAGGCCAAGAGCATCAACCAAGCCCTTGGTGGATACGGCGCTGGCACGGCTGCGGTGTCGGCTATGCACCAGCGCGTCCGCAAGGGTGCTGGGCTGGCCAATGAAAAGCGCGGGATGCACGTTGTCTTCGTGGCGCACGCTGATGTGGAAACGCTGAAGCTGCCAGATGTTGACGACTACATGCGCTGGACCCTGCGCCTGCCGCCTAAATCACAGCCGCCCTACACCGACGACGTTGATGTTGTCGGGTTCCTGCGCCTTGTGACCTACACCAAGGGCGAGGACGGCGACCGCAAGAAGGCGATCAGCACGGGCGATCTGGAAATGGTCTGCCATGCTACGGCTGCCAACGTCTCAAAGAACCGCTACGGCATCACCGATCCACTGGATTACCGCATCGGGGAAAACCCGCTGGCCAAAGTCATCCCGTCGCTTGGCGGGGCAAAATCTAACACCAATGAAGAAGGAGCCGAATGATGGGCTTTTGGGATTTGAGCGACGGCGAAACAGCCGCAAACACTGGCACCGAATATGAGGTGCCTTCGGGCAACATGGATCCGATCCCGGCTGGATCCTCTGTGCTGGCCATGATTGACGAGTGCAAGTGGGAAATGAAGCCCACTGGCGAGGAGTTTATCTCGGCACGCTGGACAGTGCTTGCGCCGGAGCAATACAAAAACCGCAAGGTGTTTCACAAGATGTGGGTCTTGGACATGGACCCCAGCGCCAAGGACGAAGCGTCTGGCCTGAAAAAGCGCGACAAAGCCCGCAAGATGCTGGCAGCCATCGACGCCAACACAGGCGGCAAGCTGACCGCAAAGCCGGGACGCCCGACCAACGATGATCTCTTGAGCCTAACCAACAAGCCGATGGTTTGCACGATGATGATCTGGTCAATGCCAGATACGCGCAACGGCGGCATGATGCACGGTAACTGGGTATCTGCGGTGGCGTCAAAGGGCGCAAAGGACATCCACGTCGCTGATGCCAAGCCGCTGCCGACCGGGGGCGGCCCTGCTGCATCTGGGTCACGCGATGATTTCGGCGCAAGCGGTGGCGGCTATGCCAAGCCGGGCTTGGTCGATGATGACATCCCGTTTGCTCCAGTCTGGTTGATCTAAGCTGGAACAAGGTTGCCAGCGCCACGAAGGCGGGAGGAGCCGATTACCCTGAGTATTCAGAGGCGCGGCGCTGGCAACACCATCAAAACACATAGGAGCCAAAATTGGAACAGCGAACAGAAGAATGGCATGCAGCACGCAAGGGTCGCATCACAGCATCGTCTGTTGGGGCAATCTTGGGCCATGCACCCTATGCCACGCGTGATGACGTGATGCGCCGCATGGTGCGGGAATGGGTCGGGGCGGAACCTGAATTCGAAGGCAACATTGCCACCGAATACGGCACGCGCAACGAGGCTGGGGCGCTGACTGAATACGTGATGGAAACGGGAAATGCCGTTGAGGCTGTCGGGTTTATCACGCGCGAGGATTGGGCAGGGTGCAGCCCGGACGGGTTGATTGGCGAAGAGGGTGGTCTTGAGATCAAATGCCCGTTTGGCCTGCGGAAAGATGAAACGCCTGCGTTTAAATCGATCTTTGACCAGCCCCATTATTTTGACCAAGTGCAGTTTTCGATTTGGGTCACGAATAGGTCGTGGTGGAATTTTTACCAGTGGTCGCCAAACGGGACTTCAATGGAAAAAGTAATGTGGAGCGGGTCTTGGCAAGATCAAAACCTGCCCAAGCTGCGACAGTTTTATGCGGAATATTTGGCCGAGCGGGAAGAGCCAGCGATCCACTTGGAGCCAAAACGTCCCATCATCGACACGCCAGAGGCGCACCGGATCGCTGCTGAATACGACCAAATCTGTGAGGCCATCGACCGCGCAGAGGAACGCAAGAAGGAGTTGCTTGCTGATATGGTTCGCATTTCAGGGCAGAAGGACACGATCTTTGCCGGGCGCAAGCTGACAAAGGTCGAAAAGGCTGGCGCGATTGCCTATGCCAAAGCTGTTAAGGCTCTGATCCCGAATGCCGATCTTGAGCCGTATCGCGGCAAGCCTTCAAGCTATTGGGTGGTCAAATGACCCTCCGCCCCTATCAGCAGGACGCGGCAGATGCGGCGTTGGAATGGATGAAGCGCAGCGCAGCGCCGTTTGTCATCGATGCGGCAACTGGCGCGGGCAAGTCTCACATCATTGCGGAGATTGCCCGAGTGATCCACGACATGACGGGCAAGCGCGTGCTGTGTCTTGCCCCCAGTGCCGAGTTGGTGATGCAGAACCGCGAGAAGTTTCTGGCCACGGGAAACCGGGCCAGCACCTTTTCTGCCAGTGCCGGTGCAAAGGAATTGCGGCACCCTGTGGTGTTTGGCTCTCCGCTGACCGTTAAGAACAAGATTAGCCGTTTCCAAATGCAGGGGCCAAGCGGATATGCACTGGTCATTCTGGACGAGGCGCACGGCATCACGCCAACTGTGCGGGACATCATCACAGCAATGCGCGAAGGCAACCCGAACTTGCGCGTGTGCGGGCTGACGGCTACGCCCTATCGCCTTGGGTCTGGGTGGATTTTCCAAGAACACGACAACGGGCGCATAAACGGCGAAGATACGGCATTTTCTCCCTACTTTGCGAAGTGCGTCTACAAAATAGATGCACGCGCACTGATCGGCATGGGCTACCTGACACCGCCGGTAATCGGGGCCATCAATGCCAGTGGATACGACACCAGCGGGCTTGCGCTGAACAGCCGTGGCCAGTTTGATGCGGACGCAGTGGACCGGGCCTATCACGGCCAAGGGCGCAAGACAGCGGCGATTGTGGGCGACGTGGTGGCTCAGGCGGCCAACCGCAAAGGCGTGATGTTCTTTGCTGCCACCGTGAAGCACGCGCAAGAAATCATGGCCAGCCTGCCGCCAGAGCTTTCCGAGATCGTCACAGGGCAAACCCCTAAAGCCCAGCGCGACAGCATCCTAAAGCGGTTCAAGGCGCAGCAGATCAAATATCTGGTGAACGTGTCGGTGCTGACCACGGGCTTCGACGCAAGCCACGTTGATCTAATTGCCATCCTTCGCAAGACCGAAAGCGTTGGCCTTTTACAGCAGATCATCGGGCGCGGGCTGCGACTGCACGAAGGAAAGACGGATTGCCTTGTGCTGGACTACACGACCAACCTTGAGGACCATTGCCCTGATGGTGATCTGTTTGCACCTGTTGTGAAGGCTAGTAAGGCTGGTGGCGGTGGTAACGGAATGACCTGCATTTGCCCGTCTTGCTCATATGAAAATATGGTCAGCGTCAATCCGCAGTATTTTGACTATCCGTATGATGAGGCGGGTTATGCGCTCGATCTGGATGGTCGGCAGATCATGTCCGACTTTGGTCCAATCCCTGTGCATTTCGGTCGGCGTTGCATGGGGGTGGTGCAATCTGGCAAGCGCGGTGAGTATGAACGCTGCGGGTATCGCTGGACGTTTAAAGAGTGCCCAAATTGCAGCATGGAGAACGACATTGCAGCGCGACACTGTGCATTTTGCAAGTGCGAGATTGTCGATCCCAACGAGAAGCTAAAGGCTGATTTCAAGGCGCTGAAACGCGATCCCACGCGCTGGCAGACTGACCGTGTTCTTAGCATGTCAGCATCGCCCAACATTAGCCGCAGCGGCAACAAGACCCTGCGCGTTGAATGGGTGACGCCTTACAGGCAATTCACGACTTGGGTGATGCCTGAGGCCAAGCACATCAGAGGGCAGTCTCAATGGAACGCTTTTGAGGCTGCTACGCAATGCGGGACGGTTGCGCCAAGGACCGTGACGTATCGCAAGGACGTTGATAGCGGGTTCTTCGGAATACGTGCCTACAACCTCCCTGAAGACATAGAGCCAGAAGCGCCAAGCATTGCGGAAATCGAGTGGGATCCATTTAGCGAGGAAGAAAAACATGCGGCTCAGTGATTTTCAGGACATCGCGCAGAATGGCGTGCTGACATTCGGTGATCTGGAGTTTCGCGGCAAATGCCCGACCGAGGAGCAAGAACAGATCACGTTCTTTGGTCGGCTGCGGCGCACGCACCCAGATACATGGGGGAAGATCGCGCTGCATCCGCGCAATGAAGGCCTGCGGATCGGCGGCCAGTTTGGCGCTGTGTCGAAGCACAAGGCCGAAGGCATGACGCCGGGCGCTTCGGACATCATCATTCCGGCGCGGGTGGCCTTTGTCTGCGAATTGAAACGCCGCGATCCGGCGCTTGGGAGGTGGCAGGATGGGCAGAAGGAATATCTTGCAGCATCGGCCAAGGCTGGGGCCTTTGCCTGTGTTGCGCTGGGCTGTGACGCGGCTTGGCAGGCTTTCGAGGCTTGGCTGGCGGCCAGCGATCTATCCTAGCTTGCGCCCGTAAAAGGCTTCCAGTTCGGAAAGCCTTTTTTGAATTGCAGCCTTGGCGCTTTCGTCAAGGCGGTTTTCTTTGTGCAGTTGCAGCATGTAGCCTTTAAGTTCCTGCACGCCGATAATCGTGGCTACCTTTTCGGCATGTGTTGGCTCTTGCCCACGCGCCGAAACGCGCAGGCAATGCCATTCTGCTTTGCTTCTCTCGAGCCTCAAAGAGCCTCGCCCCTCAAGCCGACCATCATCTTGGCCTGCATGTCGTTCTCCTTGTCAGCGATCTCGCCGCCGCAGGCCAGATAGCCGCAGCCGTCGATCCAGTTGTCCGCGTGGGCCGGGTTTGACTTGGCGCGGGCCAGCTTCAGCAGGGTCATCATCACGGCCACATCGTGGCTCTTTATGTTCCGCCCGAGGTGGGCCGACCAGTAAGCCGCGATCAGGCCGAAGTTAGCCTCCGCATCGCCGTGCGTGTCTGCGCGATCCTTGGTGATATATTCCTTGGCGGTGTCGAGGATGTCGGCCCGGTTCACTTGGACACCCATTCTTCTTCGAACCGCAAATCCTCAATGCCGGTTATGTCTGCCAAGCGGTGGCGGTAGACGGCGGACGGAACAACGCGGCCTGTCATCCAGCGGGACAGGCTGGATGATGCCACTGGCACTTTTCTTGCGAGCCAGCCAAGTTTGCGCCCGTCCTGCGCGCACCATAGCCGGATTTGAGTTTGGGCCATCATTGGCGTTCTCCTATGTTTCGGTGCCATCAGACCTAGAGGCGAAAATAATTAGCGTCAAGTGCATTTTTTCTGTTGCATGCGGTGCGGGCGACTGTATGGTGGTCACACGAACTAGCAAACAAGGAGCAACCAACATGTCAGAGAAAAACATCACCATCACGATCACACTCGACCAAGCATACACGGCGATTGACTGCATCGACCGTGATATGGACTACAGCACGCACAGCCTGCCAGACTATTACGATCTTAGCGAGATGCTGCACAACTTGCGCCGCGTTGAACTGCGTGAGCGCCTACACAACGCAATCAAAGCCCTGAAGGAGACCAAGTAATGCGTATCCGTGACATCGCCGCCGACCTGATCGGCATCGTTTGCATCTTTGGCCTGCTCTACGCGGGCTTCCTCTTTGGCTTCGGTATGGGGTGGTGAGATGAGCAAGCAAGACCTTCTCGCCTACATCGAACTGCGGCAGAGCCAGATCGATGATCTCATCCGCAAATGGGGTGACGGTGTTCGACCTGCGTGGGTCGGGGAAGAAGTAGCTATTTTGAGCCATTACAGAAACGACGCACAGAAACAACTCGCAGCAATGGAAGCCAACGATGCAACAGACTGAGATCGTAATCACCAACATCCTTGCAACCAAGACGGCATTTGCCGTCCGATCAGACGACCTAACCGCCAACATCTTTATCCCCAGCAAGCTGTCCTTGGACGCCGATCTGCGGCCCGGTAAGAGGATGATGGCCAGCCTGATCCCTAACATCCAGCAGCCGGACAAGACGCCTTGGCTTTGCATCGCGCTGCACGATGACACTCCGATCCAGCCGCCGCAGCCGCAGGGCCGCCGAGACACGCTGGCAGAGTTGATCTTGGAGAATTTGGATCACGGTCGCGCCACCGTCGAAGAAATCGCCGAAGACCTGAACATGTCGGACGAGAGCGTGGCCAACAAGCTGGCCGAGTTGGTCGCGGATGGTCGCGTCGTGCGGCTGACCTGCTTTGATTTGCCGGGAGACGAAGCATGAGCCTTAGCCCCAACATGACCGACGAACACCTTGACGCGGTGATGAGCGCGCTGCCGGATGATTTAAGTGAGGGCGAATTGTGCGCGCTGACGCTTACGCTCTACAGCGCGTTCATCGATGATACACCTAAAATAATCCATGAGCTGATCACCGCAATCTATTGCTTTGGCGAGAGCAATGGAATGAGCCAAAAAACAATATCGCTTGGTCTGCGGATGACGGCAGAAATGTACGAAGCAACACAAACCAAGAAAACAGCACACTAGGGAGATAGATATGTTCTGGAGAAAGAAGACAGAAACCATGCCGCACCGC